CGTCATTTAATGCAAGTATGTGGGCGCACTTGTGTTCGTGCGGGATCTCAGAATGATCAGTGTCTAGTATATTAGGTTCTGGATGTGCAAAGTCAACAGTAAATAAGTATTTGCCATAGTGCCATTTTTTATCTTTACCTATGTATTTCCCTGCTTGTGATTCTAAAATATCCCAACTAGTAACAGCAGGATAATAACTGAAAGAATTCCAAAGCTGAAGTTCATCAAGTCGTCTTCTTGGTACGTCCTCGACTTTGAAACCACGTTGAATAAACGCACTAATAGGAAGGCGATAAAATACTGCGCCGCTCTCCATAAGAGCGTGGAATAAAATAGCACGACCTGTAATACAGCTAATACCAAAGATAACACAGTCTTCAACTTCTCCATGATGTTTCTTAAGATCATATAGATACTCTCTTCTTATTTGTGCGTACTCTACTGGTATGTTTGCATTTAAATAAGCCATAATTTAACCTCATTTTATTGTACCCCAATTAGGTCCATATTCATAGTCTACCTTATTAGGCACTTCTAAGTCTACTGCTGATTCCATTATTTCTTTTATTTTTTCAGCGTTGTTATCTACAGATATATCAAGTTCATCGTGTACTTGTATATGTGGTGTGATGCCTTCCTTGTGTAGTTCTATCATAGCTTTTTTAGTCATGTCTGCTGCTGATCCTTGTATTAGTCTATTCAAAGCTTTGTAAGTATATGCTCTTCTAATGCCTGGTCCATGTTCCGCGAGCGCTGCATCGTGAGGCAAGGGCTTGTGTATGCCAAACTGGTTTGGTTCCCATAGATGAAACCTACATACTCTACCAAGCAAGGTTCTTATTCGACCTCTACCTTGTGCACGTTGCATAACATTGTCCATGAGTTGTTTTACGAAAGGCACACGTGAGTGATACTGTTTAAATAAACTCTCGGCTCTTTCTTTGTTGATACCCAACTCTGCTTGTAATTTGTTTTTACCCATACCATAAAACAAACCAAGGTTTATAGTCTTGGCCTGCTCTCTTGGTATCTCTGCCATCTCGGCAACAATTTGGTGAAAGTCTACATCACCGTCTTGGTATGCGTCTAACACATCGCCTACTCCATAGAGATTCTGTAATGATGCGTAGTGTACAACAAGTCTTGGTTCTTGTTGTGAGTAATCAAAGACACCCCACTTACAACCTTCTTCAGGTATAAACAAGGACCTGATCAGTGGTCCAAGTTCTTTGTTTCGTGCAGGTATCTGTTGTAGGTTTGGGTTACTATAACTAAATCTACCAGTAACTGTACCACCACTATCTGATCTAAGCTGATTTATCTCAGCATGTATTCGTCCTTTATGTTCATGTTTAATTATGGTATCTATAAATGTAGTGTGAGCTTTACTTATCTCACGTGCTCTCGCTATTAATTTAACAACAGGGTGAGAGTGGTTTTGTAAAAAGTTTTTAGTAAATGATGGAGAATTTGTTTTTTCGGTTCGGTCAAATGGTAGGCGAAGTTTTTCAAAGACTTGCGCAATGGATCGAGCTGCCCATATTTGCGTATCTACTCCAGTTTCTTT